TGCTCCAATGCAGAGCCATTGTCCGGCCTCTTTATCAATGATTACCCGGGCATGTCCTCTGAGCTTCTGGACAAGGTTGCAACACCTGACCAGGTTAGCTATGTTGGCATGTGGGAGAGTGTGCAAAAGGTAGCCTATCAGCGCATAAGGAGAGACATTCAAGCTGCTCTATTCACTTCGGCAGAAGCTCAACTTGATCAAGTGCTATTCCAGACTCGCAAGGAGTTTGTCCAGCAATGGGAGCAGATTCAGACAGTACCAGCAGAGGCAATCTATAAGGGTACATTCATCAGCATCCAAGGCAGTAAGTACTTGAGTTTGCGGATTAAGCAGCTCTATGTTTACAATGCTGGCTCTGTAACAGTTAATGCAGTTCCTTTTGCCATTATCCAGACTCAGAATGCAGAAGTACTTTACTCGGGTACTTATGACATGCAGCCGGGCATGAACTATATACCTATCAATCAGGAGTTCTTCTCTGACTTCGATAAGGTCAATATCATGGCTGTAGTTGATTGCACCAACCTAGATACTACCTATGGCATGTTCTCCGATTATGGATGGCAGCAGATGGACTTAGAGTGTGCATCTAGATTCAGCTACCTATGGCGCAATGGCTGGAGCATCTTTCCGGTTACTGCTCCGCTAGGCTATAGCCTAGGAGACTCATGGAGTCAGGACAATAGCCAATCAGGGGTTTACCTTGATGCGCAACTATTGTGCAGCCTTGATAGCTTTATCTGTGGACAGAAAGAGTTCTTGACTGATGCATGGGCCAATATACTAGCCTATCATGTACTCTGGCAGAAGGTCAGCAGCAGCCGTAGCAACTACTTCGCTCAGAGTAACCGAGATTACACAGAGAGAGCAATGGCTACTTACCTAGAAGGCTATACTCAGAGTTTGGCAATCTGGGCAAGGCAGCTTAACCTGAGAGGTGAAGGCCTGTGCTTTGACTGTGACAATGCAGGGCTTATTCAACAAGGCTTTGTAAGGCCTTAATCCAATTGCGGAGGGTGCGCAAAGCAGACATTCTTAAAGGCTCTCCTGCGCCTCTGTACTTGTCCTCCGTTTGATTGATTGGTGGCAGAAGTATTGCCTTCTATTGTTTCAAAGAAGTTGTCATCAATCTTTTTGACAAAAATGCCTGTGTGATCCCATCTTCCGTTATTATCCCAGTCAAAGAAAACTATGTCTCCTGGTACTGGGTTAGTGGTCATGCGCTTGGTTTTTGTGAAGTGAGCTACTCCGGTCATACATCCGGCATAACCTTTTTTGAAGCCTATAGGCCCAAGGTTTAGGCCAGCCTTGTCATAGCACCAACTCACGAAGATTGCGCACCAGGCAACACCATCAAGGCCAAACCACTTACCATACTTGGTCTTATTGGAATTGGCAGGAGATTCAACTGTGCCAACTTCCTTAGAAGCTACTTCAATTACTTTTAATCCTTTCATCATGGCAAAGGTACTCCATGCTCCTCACATTTGTCTATTAGAAATTGCCTTACTAAGTCTGTGCTAAACTCCTCATTGCTCCAACCTTTGTCATGCGCTCTGAGCAATTGTCTGAGATCAAAAAGGATGGAGTGATACTTCCATCCATTGAGGGCAATCATATATGCCTCCTCATCTTCGCTTGTGAATCTAAGTGTTACTTCCATAGTTTTAAAAATTGCACAATCCTACGGCAATTGTTCTTTTTTGCCGTATAAAGGTGCGCATAGCCACGAGTTATGTGCAATTTATTTGAATGACTTATCATACCTTATCGGGTATAATTATATTTAATGAATGAGATATCATACACATACACTCAAACCGTTTTTATTTTGAGTTATATGTTTTCTCATAATACTCCTTAGACCTTTCAAACCCTCTGAACGCAAGGTTCATGGCTATGTAAGCGTCATCATAGGCATCAATGATTTGGTACTTCTCCATGTCCTTAGCCTCCTCAAGTATTGATTGCCAAGTGAGTTTGTCCTTTGGCTCTTCCCATAGCTTTTGGAATAGCCAGTCAACTGCGGTTTGGGTCTTCTCCATAGGTTTTATGGTAATATTCTTCTGCTTCTGGCTCATAAAATTTATAATCTAATGGGTCAATAAAACTTTCTTGCCAAGCGTTTACCCATGCATTTTTTATCTGCTCCTTCTCCATTGCTTTTGCTTTGGAGAATAACCCAAGTTCATTTATGCCATAATTTTGTAAAGCAATAAATTCTTCCTCAAGCCACTCAACTGCCGTTTGGGTCTTCTCCATACTTTCCAAAGTTATATCCTTCACTATAAGCCTTTTCTATTTGTTCCTTTTCCATTGCCTTGGCTTTTTCAATCCATTCATGTGTTGGAATCCACATATACATTGGACTTTTTATTTGCTTAATTAGCCACTCAACTGCCGTTTGTTTACTCTCCATAGGTTTTCTCATAATAAGTGTCAAAGTCATCAGGAATGCGCTCAGAGGCATCAAGAATATCTCCTTTGCTTAATTGGTAGATGTAAGCGCATCTTTTATACCCTTCTCTGTAGGCAGCGCACAATTCCTCTTCATGCATCTCCATTGCCTCTCTAATATCATTCAATTGTAGGATGCCATTATGCTCAATCATTTTGTCAAGCATCCATTGTACCACCGTTATTCGTTGCATATTCGTATCTATTCGTATCTATTCGTATCACTTTAACACATCGTTGAAACCGACAAGGTGTTAGTTACTTATCCTAATTTTCTGTCGCAAAAGTTGCCAATATTTGCGACACAACCCGTTACAATTTGTCACAGTTTGCTCAAATGCTCAGAGTAAATGATATTAGCCCAATACTCTGCCCATGACACAATCTCTTCCTCATTGTCAAGGTCATAGTTGTAGATCAATAGCCCCATGTGTACTGTCTCATGCATGATGGTAGTTATATCTCTGTAATCTCCATGCATCCGGTGCATATTTAGAAACACATAGGGCAGGTCATCAGGAATTGGTGATAGGTTAGCCATGCCCCAGATGTAGACTCCTTCAGTACCTGGTTTCAATGGCTCTGGATAGTTAAGGCATTCGGTCAGGCTTAATCCATGCAGCTCTTCAACTTGGAAATAGTCGAATAGACTTCTTGAGTTATCTCCCAGTAAAAGCTGGAACTTGTCATACTTTACAACCTTCATAGCCTTTCAATTATGCGTTTTAAATACCACAATGCTTTTTCCAAGTCTTCCTTTTTCTGCCCTTTCTTCCCTGCTCTGGATATGTATTTAATGACATTGCCAAGGTGGAAGTCAAGCTCCCAAGCTTCAATGACCTTGATAGCCTCATAAGTGTTGTCTTCTCCTCCATAGTGCTGAGGGTGATTCACTGACTCAGCCTCTGGCTGCCTTTCTATGTATGCATTAATTATGCTTCCCATTGTTCTTGATTAACTAATTGAATTAAGTTTTTGATAAAGTTAAGCATGTCAATGCAGCCCTTGAAGTAGAATTGCTCATTGTCTCCGCATACCTTCAGCAGTTCTGATCTAGTTGCAAGCTCTCGGTCAATAACCTTAAGAAGCTTCTCTCTTTGACTTAATTTCATGCTGCTTTAATGAGTTAAGGTATCCAATATGCTTGACAAAGCCCCGGCATAAGGTAGCATTCTTAAAGCCTAATCTGCGATAGTAGGCATTGAATTGCTCCTCCGATTGCGAATGGTTGCCATTATTCCAAGTGCAGAAGTCAGAGAAGTGTCCAGCCATGCGATAGTCTGAGAGCCTTCTTAGACCTGGATTCCAACTGAATCCATGCCAAATCCTTCTGTAGCCAACAGCCAACTCTTGAAACCTGATGTTGTCTTTGGTCAATCTCTGACCATTCAACACAGGGTGACCATTGCGGTCTGATGGATGCCTTAGCCAGACTGTATAGATGTCTTTGTCATGCTGAAGCACCGAAAGCGAGTCTTTAATAAATCCTTCCTGATAAAACTCCCAGTCATCTTCGCAATGGAATATGTAAGGAGTCTGGACTTGGCAGTAGAGCGTATCTATTGCATGAACCTGACCTTTATAGTGTGAGTAAGTCCACTTGGCACTTATCTTCCAATGCCTCATCAGAAATCGGTTCAGCTCAATTGCTAATGTTGCTGGCACTTGTCCTGAGTCCTCATGTATGAGAAACTCATAAGGAGCAGGGCCATCCCAATAACTAACTAGGCTGCTTATTGTTTTCTCAAGCAAGTCAAACCTTCCGCAAGAGGTCAGGCAGATTGTGATTGCATCATCCGACATACATGTAGATTTTATAGGCTATGATTAGCATTATAATTCCGAAAAGAAAAATGGCTATTGTTTGAAGGATCGCCTCTTTTAGCCAGTTGTTGTTGTCATCTTCGAGCATCATACAAAGTACTTATTATCAATGCAAGTTACTTTACTTCCCGGTTCATAGTCTTTGAAGTTGGAATGATTCCACATCTGCATTTGAGTCTCATAGACTTCCCGAT